GTGATACTAATTTTTCATCAAACACATTTGTTGATGGAGAAAATTTAATTTCTTTAGAAAATATTGACTATACGACGGCAGTTATACTTGAAAACTCATCATTTGCAACATCAATAGTAACAGGATCGGTAGAAACTGGTTCGGCTGCAAAAATTGATCAAGGTGTTTATTTTATTAGAGGTTTTTTTATTGATGTTTATGCACAAACAGTAATTCTTGATCAATATTCAAATTTACCTTCGTATCGAATTGGTTTAAATATTTTAGAAGAACTTTCTGTAGCGTCTCAATCAAATCCAGATCTTTATGACAATGCTAGGGGATTTTCAAATTTTGCAGCCCCAGGAGCGGATAGATTAAAAATTACAGCAACATTGGGTAAAAAATCTTTAGATGATTTTAATGATGAAAATTTTGTTGAATTGATGCGAGTTGAAAACGGCATCTTAAAAAAATTTACAAAAAAAGAAGATCCAAATCTTATAACGGATGAATTAGCTAGAAGAACATATGATGAATCCGGTGATTATTATGTAAAACCATATTCGGTTATAGCTAAAGAATCTTTAAATAATAAAATAGGTAATAATGGAGTTTTCCAATATAATCAACTAACTAAACAAGGAAACACTCCGTCAGATGACTTATTAACCCTTCAAATATCTCCAGGAAAAGCATATGTCAGAGGCTATGAAGTAGAAACTTTAAATACTATTAATTTTGATTTAGCAAAACCAAGAACCACAGCATCAGTTAAAAATATCACTTTACCTTTTAGTTTAGGGAATCAACTTGAGATTAATAATGTTTTTGGTGGAGTAAAAGTTGGATTTGGAGCGACTAGTCAAGTTAAACTATATTCTCAACGAACATCTACACCCGGAACTGCGTCTGGAATTGAAGTTGGAATTGCAAGGGTTTATGATTTGAAGTTAAAAAATACACAATACTCAAATGCTACGACTATTTTTGAAGGATCGGTATATGATGTCCAAACTTATACCTATTTAACTATCAATTCTACAATTACTCTAAATCTTCCTGCGTTCATTGAAGGTAAAAATAGTTCTGCTTCTGGATATTTAGCTAAAGTAGCAACAAATACCGATCAACTTATTTTATATCAAGTATCTGGAACTTTTTTACAAGATGAATCATTATTGGTTAATGAAGTAGAAATTTCAAGAACTGTAACTAATATACGAGATTATTCATTATCAGATGTTAGACAAGTTGTAAGTCTTGATGGAACTTCTTTTACTGGAGATTTGTTATTAAGTCAACCATTACTTTTATCCCCGCAGGGAACAACTTTTAGTATTTCTACTGCCTCATCTGGAATTAGTACGATTTCAGCTTCTACTTCTATTTTTGGAATAGGTATCAAAACCGGAGATATTATCTCTTATACTAAATCCGGTCAAACAGTTCCAACATACAATATAGTTTCTGAAGTTAATACTGCTGGCAAAAGAATAATTGTTAAACCCACAACTTCAGTTAGTGGAGTTTGTGATGGAACTCTATCAATTTCTTCTATAACTTCTACAGATGTATTTAAGGTTATCCCAGTATTAACTAATACTAAAGAATCATTTTTATTTACTGAATACGAAAATACGGATATTGCGTCGGTTGATTTAACAAGTGGTGAAATTATATTTAGAAAATCTTATGACGTAACGGTATCTTCAAATGCACTTACTGCTACTTTAGAATCTGGAACAGATGTTACATTAGTTCCATTTGATGAGGAAGACTATACTTTAGTTTATTCTAATGGAACTAATGAACCATTAACTAGTTCTAAATTTTCAATTAGTGCTGGAAGAACTATAAACCTAGTTCAATTAACTGCAAATGGGCCAGCAACATTAACTGCAACTTTGAAAAAAACAGGTTTAAAATCAAGAAAAAAATTCTATAATAGATCAACAGTTTTAAATATTACTAGATCAGCAAATTCATCATCCGGAATAACAAGTACAACTTTGGCCGATGGATTAACTTATAGTTCAATTTATGGAACTAGAGTCCAAGATAAAAATATTTCATTACAAGTTGCAGATGTTAGTTTTGTTATGGGTATATTTGAATCTTCAGATTCAAATCAAGCGGACCTTCCAAAATTAGAATTATCTAATTTGAATGGTAATATTCTCAATTCTAAACGAGGAGAAATGATATATGGTGAATCTAGTCAAGCTATGGCTGTATTAGTTGAAAATAATGGATCAAATACCATCGAAATCGTTTATGTCAATGAAAATTCTTTTGTTGCAGATGAAAAAATTATTTTTGTTGAATCAAATTTAACCGCTAATGTTGTCAAATTTATTGAGGGAGATAGAAATATAATCAATGACTTTATTATTGATTATGGACAAGAACGTGAAATTGCAAATTATGCATATATCACTAGAAAAGAGGGAATCATAGCCCCAACTAAAAAATTAAAAATTATATATCATAACTACGTAATTGATCCAGCAGATACTGGTGATTTTGTAACAGTAACTTCGTATGATAAAGAAAGATTTTCTAATGATTTGCCTTATATTGATACCTACAGAGCAAATGATATTATTGATGTAAGGCCCAGAGTTTCACCATATGATCAAGCAACCAATATTTATTCTCCATTTGAATATGCGGCAAGAACATACTCAGCATCAACAAACTCAAGCCAATTTAATATAGCAAAGGATAAAAATATCATAGTTTCTTATGATTATTATCTGGGAAGAATCGATAAACTATATTTAAATAAATTTGGAGAATTTTTTGTAAGTAGTGGTGTGCCATCATTAAAGCCACAAAATCCTAAAGATATTGAAACAGCATTAGAAGTGGCTACAATTTTAATGCCTCCATATGTTTACAATTCTAACGATGTAAAAGTTCAATTATCTACGCATAAACGTTATAGAATGCAAGACATTGCAAGACTTGAGGATAGGCTGAAAAATGTAGAATACTACACTTCGTTATCTTTATTAGAGAGTGACACTAAAAATTTAACTTTAAAGGATGGTCAAACCGGATTAGATAGATTTAAGACCGGATTCTTTGTTGATAATTTTAAATCAGATTTTGCAGGTTCTTTAGGAAATCCAAATCATAAATGCAGTATTGATACCCTAGAAGGACATTTGAGACCACAACACTACACAACTTCGATTGACCTTTTACTTGGATCTGAAGCTGTAGTTGGCGCAGCAAATACATCTAACCCAGATGCAGATTTGAGATTTGTTAAAGACTTGGGAAATCCAAATACAGTAAAAGTTGGAGATGTAGTCTGTTTAAAATATACAGATAAACAATGGTTGCAAAATAAGTTTGCAACTAGAATTGTAAACGTAAATCCTTTTAATGTTGTTAATTGGATTGGTGCAATTGAATTAAATCCTGCTACTGATACTTGGATTGAAACAAAGGGAACCAAAAAAACAGTTGACCAGGAAGGAACCTATAATACAACTATTCAACAATTAGGGGTTGATACAAACACTGGATTATCACCTATTACGTGGGGAGCTTGGGAAACTACTTGGACTGGAACCGTAGAAACAGGTAGAAAAAATATGGGTTCCATTTATATTGGAACTAAAGAAACTGGTAGAACTAGTTGGAGAGGCGGATATCAAAAAGGTAGAGGTATTCCAGAATGGACAAAGATTGATTATCAAGATCAATATACTGATTTTGCTAATGTAACTACTTTAACAACTACTAAACAATCTAGGCAGGGAATTCAATATAAAGTAAGCGAACAATTTGATTATGTGAATTTGGGAACTAAGGTAGTGTCTACTGAAGTTATTCATACTATGAGATCAAGGAATGTTGAGTTTATTGCAAAAAGACTGAAACCAAAAACTCAGATGTATGCATTTTTTGATAATGTTGATATGAATAAATACGCAACACCAAAATTAGTTGAAGTGCAGATGGTTAGTGGTACATTTGCTGTTGGAGAAGCAATACAAGGAACTTCTGGAACTACTGCTGTAAGAGCTAGATTGGCAAAACCAAATCATAAATATGGACCCTACAACAGTCCTACCCAGGTATATACTGAAAATCCTTATATACCTACTGAATCAATACCTTCTTCATATTCTAGCACGTCAACAATATTGAATTTAGACACTGCATCTTTAGAACTGCAATCCTCGGCTGGATATTATGGTTTTATTATTAGCGATATGCAATTAAAAGGTGAGACAAGTGGTGCGATTGCAAAGGTAACAAAAGTCAGATTAGTAACTGATTCTGCCGGAACATTAATAGGATCATTGTTTATTCCTAACGCAACATTACCTTCAGCACCTTCTTTTGAAACCGGAACAAAAACATTTACACTTACAACTAGTTCTATTAACACTACAATATCCGGAGCTACAGACAGCACTGCATCAACTAATTTTGTTTCTTCCGGAACCCTTAATAATACAGAAGAAACAACTTTAAGAATTAGAAATGCAAAAGTTGAACAAATTGCTAAAACTGATGAAAGAACTTTAACTTCTGAAAAAACGGAAACTGTTGCTAGTACTTCATTTAAGAATAGAAGTATTACACAACAGCGTTGGGTGGATCCACTTGCACAATCTTTTGAAGTTCCTGACGAAACTGGAATTTTTATAACCAAAGTTGATGTCTTCTTTAAGACAAAAGATACTAAAGGATTACCAATTACAGCACAAATCAGAACTATGCAAACTGGTTTGCCCACTACAGAAATTTTGCCTTTTGGCGAAATAATCTTAGATCCAGTTGATGTTAAAACCTCAGATTCGGGATCTGTTGCTACTACATTTACTTTTCCTTCACCAGTTTATTGTGAAACTGGTAAGTCATATGCAGTAGTTCTTCTTTCGGCGTCTGACGAATATAACGTCTTTATTTCTAGAATGGGTGAAGAAGATGTAACTACTGTAAATAAAGTAGAGTCTGAAAAAATTATTGTATCACAACAACCTTTATTAGGATCTTTGTTTAAATCTCAAAATGGTGCCACATGGGATCCAAGTCAACTTGAAGACCTTAAATTAACAATATATAGAGCAGATTTTTATAAGGGATCTTCTACTGTTAGATTCTATAATCCAGATTTAGATGTTGGTAACAGACAGATAGTTACATTAAAGCCAAATCCACTTGATTGTATTTCCAGATCATTAATAGTTGGACTTGGAAAGAGTTTAACTACTTCTGAAGTTACTGATCTTACTAGTGGAGTTACAATACTTCAAAACAATAACGGAAACTTCAGGGGTAATTTGAAAAGTGTCGTCGGATCAATTGGTATTGGCAGCACGTTATCAGTAACTTCTCCTGGATCTGCATTTACGACTGGATTTAAAACTTATTCAAATGTGAACGTAATAGCGTTAACTGGCAGCGGTGTCGGCGCAAAAGTCAATCTGAGTGTACAAGGTGGAGTTGCAATTGCAGCTACCGTATCTGTTGGTGGCACTGGATATGTTTATGGAGATGCTTTAGAAGTTGATTATAGCCAAACTGATAATTTGGGCAACAACCTGATTCTTTCTATACCAAATAATATTGGGGTAATCTCTGCATTCAATTCTTTACTTATTGACAGAGTTCAAGGAACTCCACAACAAAACTCAACTGATATCTTATTCTATGTTGGCACTGCTGGAACAGTCTCTTTATCAAATGCCAATGTTACGTATATCAAAACTATCTCAGATGGACTTCATTTTAAAGTAAGTCATTATAACCATGGAATGTATGCTACGAATGATAGGGTTGTTCTTTCTGGATTAGAATCAGATCTGAAACCGCAAACATTGAATTCCTCATATACTGCATCTTCAACTGATTCAATTATAGTCAATTCTGTTGGAATCTTTACTAGTTTTGAAAATATTCCGGTATCTTCTTTGAACCCTGGATATATTTTGATTGATACTGAAGTTATTAAATATACTGGAGTTGTAACTTCTACTAATTCTCTAACTGGTATATCTAGAAAAGTAGACGGAACAATTGGTGGATCTTACTCTAGCGGTATTTCTGTTTACAAGTATGAGCTTAATGGAGTTTCTTTGAGAAGGATCAATAAAACTCATAATTTATCAGCTGCAAATCAAACAATTTATCCAAATGATTTGGATTTCTATTATATTAAGGTTGGTATGAATACTGGAGGAACAGATAGAACAACAGGAAACGCAAACGGGTTCCCAGAATTATTCTTCAAGGCAGATAAATCTTGCGGATCTTATGATATTGTTCCTTTAATGGGATCTCCAAAAGGACCAAAAGCAACACAAAATATACCTTTTAATTCATTTTTAACTAATTTCCAAATAATGTTACCTGAGAAAACTAACATTACGGCGAAAGCACGAACATTCTCTGCGTCAACTCCCGACAGTAACTTAATTTCTTTTGTCGATCAGGGGTTTGAAGATATTTCTTTAGTAAAAACTAATGAACTCTCCAGTCCAAGATTGGTAGCATCACAAATCAATGAAAATACATATTTACAAGATTTTCCTGGAAATAAGTCTTTTACAATAGAATTAGAATTAACTAGTCAAGATACTAAAGTGTCTCCAATGATAGATTTGGATAGAACGAATGTAATTACTATTGCAAATAGAATCAATTCAAAAGTTAAAAATTACGCAACTGATGGCAGAGTTAATTCTCTAACTGATGATCCAACTGCTGCTACTTACTTAAGTAAAATTGTTCGTCTTGAAAAGGCAGCAGATAATTTAAAGGTGTATTTTGATGCACTTAGACATTCAAGTAGTGACATCAGAGTTTGTTATAGATTGTTTAGAGGTGATTCAAATTCAGCACCACTTTGGGAACTTTTCCCTGGGTATAATAATTTGGATGATAATGGACAAGTTAAAAATGCAAAAGATAATAATGGATTACCAGACAAAAAAGTATTGTCCGCTTCTTCAGAAGAAGATTTCAGATCCTATGAGTTTACAGCTTCATTCTTACCGCAATTTAAAGGATTCCAAATAAAAATTCTGATGTCTGGAACTAATTCTTCTTTTGTTCCTTTAATAAGAGATTTGAGAGCAATAGCATCAATATAATATGGAATTAATACCAGTAGAAGGAAATAGTGGATTATTTCGTGATTCTAAGTCAGGAGCAATTTTAAATTGTTCTGGAAACGAGTTTTCTGCATATCTGCAGACTAAAGAAAGAAAATTAAAAGAAATTGAACAATTTAATACTATGAATGATAAAATTGAACAACTTGGGAATTTAAAAAATGATGTGGATGAATTAAAAAATATGATGAAATTGATTCTATCAAAATTGGATTCTGAATCATAAATATTTAAAAATGGATTCCCATAATGGCGGCAAGGAATGTAAACTTAGTTCTTGAACAAGGGGTTGACTTTCAAGCCACCTTTACAATCAGGAATACCAACAACGCACCATTAAACTTAACAGGATATACTGGTATTTCTTCTATCAGGAAACATCCAACATCTTCAACTTCATATCCACTAACTTTAAGTTTTCCAGATAGAATTAATGGAAAAATCGTTGTCTCCATGGGGTTTACTGCAACCGATTCCATTGAAGGTGGTCGTTATGTTTATGATGTTATCTTGATATCTCCAAATTCTTATAGAACCCGAGCTGTTCAAGGAAATGTTTTAGTAACTCCAGGAGTCTCCTAATGACAGATTACTTAGTAACATTAAATGAACCAGGTGCATATAGAATTGGTGTTGATTATGAAATTCCTACTAAATCAATTCAATATGGTAACATTATCTTAGATGACATAAGTTCACAATTTAACGGATCAATTTCAACATTTGTTCTTACTGAAAATGCGACTTCTTATGTTCCTATTAATGACCAACAACTTTTGGTAATGCTTGATGGATCTATTTTACAACCAGGGAAAGATTATACTTTATCCACAAATAATATAATATTTACAACTGCACCAACAAATGGTCAAGATTGCACTATTGTCGCTTTAGCCGCAACTGCAGATTTAACTAGAACGATTAATTATATAATTGATAGTGGATCTATTGCAATGATAACAGGAAATAAAGGATCATTAACTGTTGATGTAACAGGGGTTTTAGAATCTTTAGTGATATTATCAGACCAACAAGGCAATTTAACACTGGACATTAAAAAGTCAAGTTATTCAACATTTCCCACTTTTACCTCAATTGTTGGTGGGGTATATCCACAAATGTCCAATGCAAGAAAAGTTCGTGATGATGATTTAACCGGATGGACAAAAACAATAACAGCTGGAGATATTCTCACTTTTGACGTTATTGCTGTAAATAATATTACCAGATTTCTAATCTCTTTAAAATTAAAATTATAAATAAAGATAGTTATTAAAATTCATAACCTGTAGGGGAGTTGTTTAAATGGCACTATTAGTTCCAAATATTGGAGAACTTGAGTCACTCAGATACTTGGTTGCAAACAACAACCACACTGCAAGTCTTGCTGACCAGTCTCCCAGAAACTTAGTTTTAAAACTTTTTACAAGTAACACCACTCCAGCTGAGTCGGATGTCCCTTCTGATTCCAGATATTATGAACCATATGGAATTGGAAATACCAATGCTTATGGATTTGCTCCTACCACAGGGTATCCATATTGTGTAAACAATAGAGGAGATCAGACATATACATCTCAGACTGGTATTCTTCTCAATGGTTCTCGTTGGAGAATTAATCAAGTAGGTTCTGGTACAACTGCAACATATCCAGAACAAACTTTTACATTCACTGGAGATGCTGGTGATGTTTATGGTTACTATGTAACTCGTGCAAACAACATGCCTGTTGCTGTACAAGGCGTTGTTCACTATGCCTCGGTTGGTATCGGTACTACAGTTACCAAGGGTGACAATACTGATCCAGTAATTGGTGTTATTGGTAACTCTTATATCACAATTGATCCAGATCAAAGCGTAGACGATTTAACTTTGGGAATGGTTGTTGGTGGAAACGCAGGAATTCAAACAGGAACTACAGTTATAGGTATTGACAGAGCATTAAAAGTAATTTATTTAGATAAAGTTCTTATCGATAATATTCAAGTTGCTACTGATTCAAGTGTTACCTTCAGTTTTGGTAAAATTGCAGTAACCAATCACCAACTAGTTGCTGGAGATGTACTTTACATTGCTGCCGGAACTGGTAATACTACATTAACATCTAATGTTTATACAGTATTCTCTGTTCCTAATGCAAACGAGTTTCACACTACTCCCGCTTTGACAGCAACACCAAATTCAAGTGCTGGTTTAAGTACCGCAACTCTTTATAGTTCTGTAATGTATGCAGAAAGATTTACAAATGGTCCATACACCATTCAAAATAACGGTGACCAAATCAAGATCACATTGAATGTTGCTCTTGACTGATTTATTTTAATAAAAAAATATAATAAGTTATTGGTGGGAGGGTTGCTTTTTTATGGCGATCCTCCTTCTTTTTTAAAAAAGTTGTTGGACGACTTGCATGGCAGTTTATGTCTATAATCTAGATAATCCAGAAGTAAATAATCCATATTCTACCGAAGATTATGGATTAATTTCGTCTGCATCAACATCTTCGGAGGATATTGGAGCTGTAAGTGATGGAAGTCCAACTTTTAATTTCTTAGAAGATGACTGGTATAATATCTCTGTTAGCGAGTCATTAGTTCCTTACGGTAATATAGGTACATTAAGTACTCTACAAGAATCTGCAAGTTATCAATATATTTCTTCTGGTATACTATTTGAATTTACAAGTGAAACTCTAACTGAAAATGTTGTATTTACTTGGGTAGGAAATGGTACTGTATTTGAGATAGGAAATGGTCTAGAAAGGACCGTAAATGCATATCTGTCTTCTGGTACTCTCCGACTAGATACAGCCGTCGCCGAGACGGCCCTAGAGTCCACTACGATAAGTCCTGTAGGAGATACTACTCTCTACACAATTACTGGTAACTATACAGGCTTACAGTTCATTGCTCAAATTCCAGAGAATACTCAACTCTTCAGTATTTCTGGAGTAGCTATAGAGAATGATACAGAATCTTATGTTGGTTCAGGAAATATACAGATATTTGGAAGCGCGGAAGAACGATTTATAACAGGTAATTATACGGGATCTGGCACTCTTTTCAGTTTAGATACTGCTGAAGAAAGTATTACTTATGACTATAATGAATCTTCAATAACTGAAAGTATTGTTGATTATGGTAGTATTGTAGATGTTTTATCTGGTATTCCCCTTGATTATGGTCAAGTATCAGGAACACCAATTCCACAAATTGGCGATTATGCTTTTATTGTTGATCCAGTAATACCATATCCATTTGGAGGAATGTCTCTAAGTGGATCAGCAATATGTTCTGCAAACTATAGGCTTTATATTGATGGTATTGCGATAGTAAGAGCTTCTTATTCAGAAGTTGTTTCTGGATCTATAGTTTTATCAACTTCTGCATTAGAGTCTGAAACTGAATCTTATATAGGTTTAGGCACTCTAACATTCTCTGGAACAGCTCTAGAAGCTTATTCAGCTCAGACTCCAGAGAATACTCAACTCTTTACTATTTCTGGAACAGCTCTAGAGGCTTATTCAGCTCAGACTCCAGAGAATACTCAACTCTTTAGTATTTCTGGAGTAGCTGTAGAAAAAGATGTAGATTCCTATGTTGGCTTAGGTACTCTAACATTCTCTGGAACAGCTCTAGAGGCTTATTCAGCTCAGACTCCAGAGAATACTCAACTCTTTAGTATTTCTGGAGTAGCTCTAGAAGCTTATTCAGCTCAGACTCCAGAAGACTTTGTTCTTTATACTTTCTCTGGAACAGCTCTAGAGGCTTATTCAGCTCAGACTCCAGAAGACTTTGTTCTTTATACTTTCTCTGGAGTAGCTGTAGAAAAGAATACAGAATCTTATGTTGGTATTGGTACACTATTTGAATTTGGTCAGTTAGTTGAAAGGGTCACTTATGATTATAATGAAAGTTCTATCATTGAAGGTGCTTTGGATTATGGATTAATAATTCACAATCCAACTGAACAACCCGCTGATTATGGTGATGTATATCTATCGCCAACTGGACTAACACTTGATTTTGGTGAAGTAAGTGCTGTAGTTCCATCTATTGTCGGTGAACTTGTATATCCATTTGGACCGATTAATGTTGTAAATGGATTTAGCCCACAGGATACAGAAGCTTATCCTGGAGGTCCTAGTGTAGGTAAATCCTGGAGTTTTACTAGAAAGGGATATATCGGTGATACTGCTTTATATTCTATTTCTGGAATTGCTTCTTGTCGAGAAACAGCCGCCTATAATTACTTTCCTTCTGGATTATTTACAATTACCAATACTTCTATCATACACCCATTTGTAGATTACACTCCACATTATGGTATTGAAAAGAATATTGGTATTGGAACTACCGGAATTAAAATTTCTGGAGAACTATTACATCCAAATATTGATTACACTCCACATTATGGTATTGAAAAGAATATTGGTATTGGAACCACAGGAATTCAAATCTCTGGAACTGCTCTAGAGGCTTATTCAGCTCAGACTCCAGAAGATTTAGTTCTTTATACGT